ACTCTTAATTTTAGCAGGGGTGGATATAAAGTAATTAGAGGTTCAGTCTCCGCACCTTCATTAATTAATTTAACTGGATCTGGGGGAACTTTGATATTAGAAAATGTATCTGGAGGGGTTATTCCAATTAATATTGGTGCAGGTTGGACTGTTTATGTTGTTAATTCGCTTCTAGCAATAGGCACCAATAGCGGAATTGTTGTTGATAGAAGTTCAACTTTAACTAGTATAGTTAGCAATCAAACCGCCTTAAATGTCATCACAGCTACAACTAACAACACTTTAGATGGGCTACATTTAATAAATTTTAGCAGTCCTAGTGTAACAGGCTTAACAGGCTTAAAAAAGGGAGATATAATTTATAAGGTAGGGCAATTTCATTTTTTAAGCTACACTTTTGAATCTGCTCCTGATGTTGTTTCTAAAGCATTGTCTGCAACCACAAGGGAGATATATTATAAAGATGTTGATCAATGGAGTTCTGTGGAAAGTAAGATGGATAAAAGTGCCAACCTTTCTGATGTTGGCAATAGGCAAACTGCTTTAAACAATTTATCCGATGTTAGCAGTGCATCCAATGGACAAGTTTTAACAAAAGATTCAACGACAGGAAATGTTATTTTTAAAGCTCCGCCGACTGGGCGTACATTTGACACTTTATTTAATGGAAGTGTATCTGGTAGCTCTTTTTCTCTTTCAAAAACGTTAGCACAAATAATCGCAGATTATGACTTTATTATTTTTGATTTTAATACTAATTATAGCAGAAGTACTTTAGCGATACCAACTTTAAGTTTAACTACTAGTGCGCCTTATGAAATGGGCAAATACGACACGCGTTACGTTGTTGTAACTACACCATCAAGTGCATCTTCAGCTCTTTTTACCTATGTAACTTCGATAGTAACTGTATCTGATCTTTGCGTTGTTGCTTATTAAAACTTAAATTAAAATTATGAAATATCTATTTAAATTAAACTCTCAAGGGGGAGTAGAAAATTTTTGTTTCCTTAGAGACAGAGAAGTTATGGAAAGTTTTGGTAATGATATGTCAAAATGGATAGCCCTTGAATGTGAAAACTTTAACGAAGAAAAAAATTATAAAATTTTAAACAATAAATTATTTGAAGTAGGCGAAAATGAGTATTCAACATATTTTTTGCAAGAAGAGCTAGATAAGCAAAAAAAATTAAAATTAAAAGAACTAAATGAGGTTTACAATAATAGTAAAAAAATTATTATACAAAATGGTAATACCTTAGTTATCAGTCACGATACGCCAGAGAGAGAGCATTTTATAGCAAATCTACCAAAACTTCCAAATTGGAACGAAGTATCTTTTTTTGGAAATTATAAACATAGTACTCTTGGTTATTGGCAATCAGAGGGTAAAAAAATTTATGGCTTTTTTGCTGATTCTATAATATGGAGTGAAGTCTTTGGTAGTCTCTTTATTGATAAAGAAAGCAAAACATTAATTTTTGCACAAAATAAAAGATTTTACGATATTTATAAAAATAAAGTGTCAAACGCTAAGACTATTTCAGAATTAAATAGTATTTCTTTTAAAGGAATATCAAACGGAATAATGATTAATATTAAAAATGAAGCTGAGTTAATTTTAGAAAAATTTAAGCCTAGCTTAGTATCAATTACTGTTAAAAACGGCATTAAAAAAAATATAACAAAAGCTATCAAGGAAATACAAGATGAAAATGGAGAAATTCATCTAATAAAAGATTTAACAAAAGAAATATCGTAACATGATAAAAATTCTTTCAAAAGATATGGAAAACTTAAAAAAAATATTTCCTAAAGATCATTTGATAATTGCTACATCAAATTACAAAGGCTTTAGAAATTTTTTAGGCTTTACTGCTCAATATATTATAAATGTTATCCAGTGGTTCACGGGTGCTTTCTATGACAACTTAACAAAATATATTGCTCATGTTTTTATTATTTTTTATAAAGACGGAGAGCTTTATGTAGGAGAAATGGATAAAAAAAGTTCTTGGAAAGTAAGTCCTATTGAACAATCAAATACTTTTTTAAAAATTACAAAAGGTCAAATAAGGATTTTTAATTTAGGAGCAATAGAAGATGAAGAGATTAAAAAGCTTTGCAAATATGGAGAAAAACAAAAATATTCTTTATTAGAGGCTATAAGCTCTTTAAAACTTTTTAGGTTTTTAAATATTTTTATTTCAAAAAAAAATAGATATAAAAGTAACAAATGTCATTGTGGCTCTGTATTTTTAAAATACCAACCTTTTCACAAATATTTTAAAACAACTGGAGAAAATTTTTTTCGCAAATTTGGAAGCCACCACCCAGAAGCTATTGATTATTATTTAGTAAAAAATATTGGAATTATGGAACTTATTAAAGTTAAAAAAAATAAAATAGAATGGAGCTAATTCAAGACTTTACAAAAGAATTAACATTGGGGGCTATATTTCTTGCTTTAATTGTAAGCACAATCAAAGGAGTTTTTTCTAAACTAGTTAAACTATTGTGGAAACATTTAAAAAATTTATGTCAGCATTTAAGAAAACAGCAAAAGCTATATTACATAACAATAACTTTTTTTTCCACCCTTTTTGTAGTTTATTCGGTGGTTACAGTAAAAAAAGAGGTAGATGTAATCCGATCAAAATTTGATAAGTACGACAATTTAAAAAAAATTGTTAGTAATGGAGATGTAGCTCGTGAATATTCAGATTTGCTAAAAGTTCTTAAAAAGGGATCTATAAAAGATTTTCTAGTGCTAGAAAATGATAAGACAATAATAAATTTTCCATTAAAAAAAACATGGGAAAACTCTCATTTGACTAATACCTTTGGTATCGTTACTGTTGATAGAGAGCAAAACAAAGTCTATTTTCAATATAAATCCGTTGTTGGTAAAAATAAGTATTCAAATGATGTTTTATATACTGAAAGCTATAGACAGGATAACCCTAAACTATTCAAAGGCGATTTAATTCTTGCAGGGCGTGATAAAGAAGCCTTCTTAAGTGGCTTGGCAGAAAAATGCATGAAAAGACCTCTACAAATAAATTTAAAAAATATGGAGGAAAGCTATGAGTATCAAGTATGCGATTTTAAAGACATCTTTTTTTACGCAACAGGGAGAACTGAGGGACACGATCAAAAAACCTTTAACGAAATAAATAATGTATATTATATTACTGTTCCTTATGCGTCACAAGGTAGAAGTGTTTTATATTTTTATTATGCTTTTAACAGCGACACGGATATTATTTTTGATTCAACGATACACGATATTTTACTAGATTTTTTAAGAAAAATCAACGAATATAAGAAAAAAGTAAAAAATTATGAAAACCTTAATAAATCTAGTTGATCTGCTTAAAGAGTGCGTTCAAACAATTCACAAAGTGAGAGGCAGAATTTGTTTGGTATGTTTTCTTATTTTGGGTGTTATTTTTTCAGCTGGTACTATTCACATCATAGATGGAGTTATTGACACAATAAATAATCTTATAAACAAACCTATTAAGGCTGACATTAAAATTGATAAATCAAAATGAATAAAGAAGACAATTTTTTAAAAAACGAGAACGGAGGCTGGAGTAGTGGAAGATTAATTTCAATCACTTCTTTATTATTATTAATCATAATCATCTTTACAGCTTTATTTTCAGTAGAGATACCAAACAAAGAAATAATCATAGAAGCTATTATGTGGTTATCTGCTATAATAATAATCTGCAACGTGAAGGGAGCTAGTGAAAAAATAGTCTCTTTAGTTCAAAAGAAAATAGAAGAAAAATTAAAATGAAAAGTTTAATTTACAAAATACTAGCAATCTTTGGAGCTATATTTGCTATATTCCAGTTAGGAAAGAGAAGTGGGAAAACCACGTTAAAAAATGAAATTAATAAACAAACTTTAAAAGATGTGCAAAGATTGCTAGACCCAAATGCAACAATATT